CACCAGACTCATCAAAGGTTCTTTGTGCAACAAGTGTATTAGGTGCATTGTAAGTATCTGCACCAGTCACTTGGTCAACTATATTACCATCAACAATATCGCAGTAATAAACAAAGTTTTCATCTGCGGCAACGGCATCTTTTGTTACTAAAGTAAGTTTGATACGATATCTGTCAGCGCCAGGCGAGGATAGATTAGGGTTCGCACCCTGATTATCATATAACTCGTTAGTATCTGCAACAGTAACAATGTCTTCTGTTACTCTAAAACCAATAGTTTTAGTAGGATATCTTGTATATTTTGATATAATAAGTGATTGAGGTTTTGCAAATACAAAGTGTCCACGAGTAAAGAAATCACCCGCTGCATTTGATACTTGACAACCTTGTCCTACGGCAGGGTTTGCAATAGTATTTGTTGATTGTACAGTAAAGGTAAAACTACCACTTGAAATATCAACACCCGCATTCATACGAACAGGGTTTGTTCCCACAGAACCACCTTGGGTGTTTGTGTATTGAACATATAGTGTTGCTGGGTCTGAACCTGTAGCAGGAACAACTTCTAGAATTCTTGCAGCAGTACTTGTTGCACTATGAGTAAACTCAAGTCCTAGTAAAGAAGAGGTATCGTCTGGTAGAGTTCTTACTGAAGTATCTAATTTAATAAACTCGTAATTACTATTGACATGAGGCCCGCCAGGATTTACGGCAGAACCATCTTGGAAAATATTACGACCAAATCTTCCGATTTCCTCTTGAATGATTGTTTGTAACTGGGTAAGTTCACGTGCTTGAATCGCTCTACCACTGTTAAAGAGGACACGATGATAATTATCACTGTCTCTAAAATCATCCTTATAGGTTGATTGGAATACGTTAGATGTAAATGTCTTTGACATGTCTTTACCTTAAATTTGGATTACGATTTTAATATCTTCAGTCTGGTCTGCACTACGAGTAACCGCTGCACGGTTATCTATATACAATACTTCACCAGAGAATACGTCAATTTCTGGGTTTACGTATGGATGAAAAGATGCGTTTAATACTCCCGCACCATTACCATCTATTTCTGATATTGCTTCGCCTGAACCAAAATTACCAAAACCAGTTACTTCGGTTTGGTGATACCATATATTAGAAGAATCTACTTTGTCAATTAATGCTTGGATTCCAGTAGTCGAACCTTCAATAGTGTTATCTGCGGTAAACCCTTGAGATACACTTCCTAATACTAGTTTCTTTAAACCAATACCTGTAGAGGCAGTAAAGTCTACTGAACCAGAACTGTCTTTTAAATTTCTAATTAAACCAACTTGACGGAAGTCATTACCAATGATAAAGTCATTTCCTTCTGCACCAGATGGTTTTGCGTTAAACATGATTGAGGTAGAACGAAGGTCATCCCTTGGGTCTCCTCCATGTCCTAATACAGGTGAAAGTATTGCTCTAATTCCCGCTGGCTTTGTTGGAGCACCACCACCAGTTACAGTAACATCTGCATAATCATATCCACTACCAAGTGTGTAAGCACCAGAACTATCAATGAGTTCTACCCTTACAACTTGTCCACCAGAGATTGTTGCACTCGCTTTTGCTTTTGTACCATTACCTGTTACGGTGACAGTTGGTGTGGACGTATATCCTGAACCACCTGAGTCAATTGCATAACCTGTAACTTGTCCTATGATAGCGGCATTCTGTACTGCAAGTTGTTCGACATCAGCAGCAGGGGAATCTGAGTCAGTCGCACCTTGTAATTTAATTGGTAAATAGTTGGCAGAAATATATTTGTTTGCGTCTAAAGCACTGATAGAATATAAGAATTTCCAAATGTAACCATCTGCGGTATCAAATGCAACACCAGTTGTATTACCAGTCGGTTGAACACTAGATACCTGTGATTGTCCTGCCGCATTTTTAGATTGTTGAATACACATGTATACTTGGTTATTGTCATTCATAACATAGTATGACTGAGCAGGATAACCTACTTGTGCATCATCGTATGCGGAATAGATTGCACCAGAAGACCAGTTGTATCTAGGAACAACAAAGGATAAATCAATAATGTTTTTTGCAGATTGTACTCCAAGACGAAAGTTTCTTTCTTCTCTCGCAGAACTTATGGCAGTTGGCGCTATATCAGAATCATTCCAATCTTCGGAACGACCTATTACTGCAAAGTAATTTTCTCCTGCGGCATCAAAATCTGTTTTGATATCCTTTAATACTTGTTTCTTTAAATCTTGAGTTATAATCGCCATTTCAATTACCCTATTGTTGTGCCATTATTTGACACGAAAAACCATTTGCTTTTAGTTGAGTTCCATACTAGTATACATCCGTCACCTTCTCCGAAAGAGATATGTCCATTATTACCTACACCATGGATATTTGAAGTGCCACCTACAGTAAGTCTTGCTTCACCCGCACCAACGTTACTGAAGTATTTTACTTCCCCTTGAATTGTTCCATCTCCGATAGTTGGAAGGATTTGTGAACCAGAGTTAAATACTGTTAATGGTTCATTCATATCTATAGCAGTAGTAGAAGCAACATCTGTTCCTTTTTCTAGAACAAGTTTGTTTTTGATTTCAACTGCACCAGTACCTTTTGCGGCAAGTTCAAGACTAATATTTGTGTCACCACCGTCTACATCTATTGATGGACTATTGCCTGTGGCACTGTTTGTCATTGTGACAAAGTTTACCGCACTTGCAGTCTTTACAAACTTTAAATATTCATTATCTGCACTATCGAACAGAATTGAACCACCAGAAATACCACCAAACGTGGGGTTATTAACTGTCAACCCACCAATAGTCTTATTAAGTAATGTTTGAGTTGCATTTGCAAACACAAATGTATCATGACTTTGTAGTGCGGGTAGTGAAATATTACGGTTCGCACTAATGTCACCTACTAGTACATTGTACGTATGACTCGCATTCGCATCTCTAATCTTAGGTGTTGTTAGTGTCGGAACAAGAATAGTCTTGTTGGTCAACGTCTGAGCACAAGAGTCTAATATTAATGTTCCACTGTCATCTGGAATATAGACGTTATTATCTTGTGTTGGTTCAATTGGAGAAAGTATAGTTTGGTGGGCATTTGTTGCCAATCCTTCGAAGATTGCTCCACTCGCTGCAAGTTTTACGTTCGCAGTAGCAGAATCTCCACCAATAGAGGTGTAGAGTTCTGTAAAGTTCTCGTTTATTTTTTGAGCAGCAGTACGTAAGGTATCACCTGTACCATCGTTTGCTGTTATTCCTCTGTTTAGTAGTTGTTTCGCCATTTGATAATCCGTCTATTTAATCTATTTATAAGTATTTTACACTACAATGTAAAACTTTTTAGGTATTGGTCACTATCTGCACTGTAAAAAATATGTTTCTCTTGGTCTATTGTTTCCCAATGGAAATGGTTTGATAAATCCATACCATTTGTTTCAAATTCGTCAGAATCATCAAATGTTGGAGATGTTGCAGTTTGTGCTTCTCTCAATGATGAATACTGATTTTCAATAGTCTGTATAGTATTTGGAATGAAGTAACCGCCTTCACCTCTGCTTCTGAACCCTCTGATATCAGTAAGTTCTGCATTAATTCTACTTAACATACCATCTGAATCACTATATAGGTCATCAACAATTGCAGTTAAATCTAGTGTTGGTAACACATTAAACGCCCCTGTATTTTCAATAGTAATTGGTGGGGGTGGTTCTGCCAGAACCAAAGGAGCAGTTATCTCATCCTTTGCTTGAGATACAATTTGTACCTCACTACCAACAAACATGCCAGCAGGATGGACGAACAACTTATACGGTTCTTTCCATTGTGTTTCTGCAATCTCTGATTTGATAAGTAATGCAAAAGTTTGATATAATCTATTATCAGTTATAAACTTCTGAGAGTTAAAACCAATCTTAGAGTCTTCTTCTCCGACCTTAAATACATTTTTCTTAGTATAAATTACGTCTGGGTCAATGGAAAAGAACGTCCTAAAGAATTGTTGTATTGAATACAATGTTCCTTTTGAACGATATAATGTGTTTGAATACTTTGCTGCAGCACGTTTGTCCGCAAATCCTTCGAAGAAAGATTGACCCAATAGAAGTTCGTCTTCAATAAAGGATAGAAGTTCTATATCATTCTGAGTAATATCACGATTAAGAAACAACTCACTAATCAAACGAGAAGGAGAATCAGACCCCGTCTCAAAATGATAGTACTCCTCCAAAAGACTTATGAGTTTTGGATACGTACCTTTAAAGAATTCAGGAAGAATCTCTTGGATTTGATTTTTAGGGAAGGTAATATCCCTCCTATTCAAATCAATCAGAGTATCGTTCTTACCATGTATATGAGTTAACGACATTAATTTGTGACTCCAGTGTCAACATCTACAATACGACTAAAGGATTGAGATTTGTCATGTTCAATAATATCTTCTCTAAACGGTGTGATTGCACTTTGATTCGCTGCTACCGCAGTTACTTTAATAAATGATTCTGCACCACTAAAGTTATCTATCTGTAGTCCAACTATACTTACAGTATCAGTAGAGAATGAACCTACGTTGTCTACTATAACAATACGGTCATTTTGGTTAAAGACTTCTAACTTATTAGAATTTAGTTTGTTTCTAACAATACATACTTTGTTTTTATAAGTAAATGCGTTTGAAGTAACTATATAGTTTTTGTCATCGAACTCAGCAATTGATGCTGCAAATCTCAGAGTGTGGTCTTGAATCTTAGTTAATGTAGGTGAGAATCTTCTCTGCATTTTAACTGTTGCACGAGATGATAAGATAGCAGGACTTACGTCATCTACTAAAGTTAATAGATTCGAACGTCTAAATGATTGACCAAACTTACCTGTGTTTTCTGTGAAGTAATTAGTAATTGTTGTATTGACACTATCTTGGATTGTATTCCTAGAAAGTGTTGTCAAGTTAGGGTTGAATTGGAAGAATACTTCTGTCTCAATGAAAGTTTTTACTGGGTCACTAAACTTTAAATTAAATGATGCAACAGACAATTGGTTAGAAAGGTCTAGGATTGATTGTTTTGTTACTGCTTCGGTTGCTGCATCTACATCTGAATTGAACAGTACCGACATAATAACTGTCCCAAATTCTGGGTTGATTGCATCTTCACCACCAAATGATTGAATATCTTTAATAAGTGTAGAGAAGTTTCTCAGTACTAGAGTAGAGTAATCTACCGCAGTTACCATTCGGTTCTGAGTTGCATATTGAAACGGTGCAACTTTACGAATGGATTCGAGTGATTCTTTCTCACCCCCACCAACTGCATTTGCGACAGTGCTAACGGTAACCGAATAGTTACTACCCGCCACATTGATACCAGATTGTGGTTCAAAGACTTTAGCGGTATCAGATGCAGGCCCAGTTGCCGCAAGGTAAGTCAGAACAACTTTGTTACCCGCATCTGGAG